ACAAGAACGCTGCCCAGTCTACCCAATCCCTTGCCTCTCTCGGCATTTTGTTTTCCACCTCCTTTCTGATTTAAGTATAACAAATTTCTATAATAAATGCAAGTCTTTTTTCAATTACTTTTTATAATATTTTTACCTCTTTTCAGGCATAAAAAATAACCGCCACCCCGAAGGATGACGGCTTAAAGTTTATTTGATGGTCATTCGATTGTTACATCTCGATTACAAGCTACCATGCGATACTCTATCCCTGCACTCTGCCTGCTTTGCATCGTTGAAACTTTCAATATTTGAGAGATAGCCAGTAATCCGGCGAACTCGTTTAATCGGGGATTTGTGAGTAATCGTGATGGCTATTTCATGACCTTCAAGGTTGAGCTCTATCTTTGCAATCTCTTTGCCGATTATGGCTTCTTCCTGCACTTGTTGCTTAACTATCGAATCAACCTCTGCGTGACTCAATCTTGGGTCTGCTACGATTTTCATATTACCACCCTCCGAGAAATATAATATCATTTTTGCAGAATTTTTAAAGTGGAATTTTTACTTAACAGCCCCATAACCGACAGCCGCAAGCCCCAAAAACAAGTATAGATTTCTTTGCCCAGTCAACCTACTCTGAGTCCGTTTGACCTCTTTCTCGTACTCTCTGAATAATTGATTGGCTTTCTCTATTGATTCTAAGGCTTTCTCCAACTCTTGCCTCAATCTCTGTATTTCGGCTTTCGATTCTTGTACTTCGCTCAAGGCTATCTCTAAGTGTTCCCTCAATTCGCTCAATTCTAAGTTCTGCTCGTCTAGCAATCTCAATGCTTCCACCAAGTAGTTCTCCTGCTGAATCAAGCTCTGTTCTAACTGCGTCAACTCGGCTTCCGTTATTTGATACGTTGCCGGACTGCCAAATGAGATAGCCGGCAAGAAGAATAGCGACACCAACAAGAGGCAGAAGGATTTTAGAATAGTGTTTTTCTTTTTCATTCATTTTTTCACTCCTAAATTTAGACATAAAAAAACCACCACTATGGGTGGTTAGGAAAATATTTAGTTTGGAGAGTAATTTCACTCCCACGATTCATGATGATTGTAAATTGCAGGCGGATAGCTCAAAAGAGATATGTCGAATTTCAGGCTAGGCTCTACTTTAGAAGAAGCATTGTGAATTCTCATGTTGAACGCCCAGCCACCATCACAATATATTTGAATCGTATTATTTGAGTTCTCTTTGAAGGCTATGTCCAAGAAGCGTGTCGGTAAATGCAATAGCTGAACTCTTGTCTGTGGTTGATTATCATCTGCATGGCAATTCAAAGACCCTCGCATATTAAAAGCCGTAATCTGAGTCACTCTTCTTTTTACATCAGCAATTACCTTATAAAAGTCTTTTCGCCCGATTAAGTACTCTACTAATTTAGCGGGGATCTCACGAGGATACAAGATATCAAGACTCCTCATTTCCCTGATGAACGCTTCTAACAACGGGATGTAAAATCGCCCTGCTTTATTATTGATATCTTTCCAAAGTACTTCTTGTTCCTTTAATTGGCGTAACTCTGAAAAAAGCGGAGCTATTTCAGCAAAATAACTCTGTGAACAAGGTGTATTAAACCAGCTTTCCCCGAAATCTAATACGCCAGATAAGCGACTGTGTTTCACAGCAAAATGATTATGCTTACAACTAATTCCGATCTCCCAGCTATTTGAGATTCTGATAGTTAATACATCTCGAACATCTCCAGCTTGTCCGACCCGATCTTCCTGCAATGATAATCGTAATTGACTATTATTTCCTCGATATAATAATTGTGGCTCTAAGCACAAAAGAACTCTTGTTGCCGCATTGCTTGCTGAAGCCATGCATTCTTTTTCTTCCGTCGATAGCCCTTCATACATCCCTTGAGCAACTGGCAGCGATGAGCTTTCAACAATTTCGACCTCCTGATTGTCCCGGAGTGAATTATAAATAGACAGCAACATTGAATACTCAAAAGACTTTCCCATCACAACCTGTTTAGCCACTTTATTTACCCCATCTCTTTAAAACTTTTTTCCAAAGAATGCTTGAGTAATATTTTTTTCACATCTTTAGCCACTACTTCAGCCAACTTTACAGGGACAGCGTTCCCAATCTGTTTATATTTACTAGTTAAATTTCCATGAAAAACTACATCTGGAGGAAAAGTTTGAATCGCAGCTGCTTCTTGCCACGATAACCTTCTGGTTTCACCATCAGAACCAAAAACCCACTCATCTTCTCCGACTTTAATCATATCAGGCGAACTTGGGTGCAAAGCCACTTGTTTAGACATTGCGGGGATAGTATAAGACGCATCACCCCATCCTCTTTTTCTATTTCGGCTCATATAGCGAGACGAAAATCCGCCCTGGCAAACGTCGTCAGGGCCAGGGGCAGGTATTTCTCGTAGTACTCGCCCTAAAGTAATCCTTCTTTTTAAAGGCTCCGGAAATTTATATGAGTTAATATTTAGATCCCGATGAAATCCTACTAAGATAACCCGCCAGCGGTCTTGAGGAACACCATAATCCGCAGCATTAACTAAATTTGGAAAAACGGTATAGCCTTTTGCAGAAAAATCATCAAGAATCGCTTCAAGGATTTCGCCATCACCAAGAGTCAATATCCCTTTAACATTCTCGGCAATGAAGCATTTGGGCTGTTTACTTTCAACTAACCTTACAAAATAACGATATAAAGTATTTCTTTTATCATCGATTTTTCTAGGTCCGGCTAAACTAAACCCCTGACAAGGAAATCCTCCAGATATGACATCAGACTCAGGAATGCCCTCAAAATCAATTTTTGTGATATCTCCACAAACGACTTCTGCCTGAGACCACTCTCTGTGTGTTGCACAAGCATCTTTGTCGATATCATTTGCCCATACAGTTTTAAATCCATTCCTTTCAAAACCCATATCCAGACCACCAGCCCCCGCAAACAAAGAAACAAGGGTTAGCTTATTTCTTCGAAACAAATTTACTACTTTCATTTACCAGAACCCCCTTGCGAAAAATACTTGCCAAATAATTATAACATAATTTGAAAAGTGCTTTTTGAGTATGGCGATATTAAAATTACAACACTTGACGTAAGAAAGCTAGTTTCTTCACTTTCCTTGCACAAATTCCTCTAGCAATCGCTTTCATCCAACAGTCTTTAGGCGACACTCACTCAACAACCGTAAGCGTGACCTTGTTGCCGCTAGCAATAATCATTCGAGACAGCTCTACCCCGTCAGCGTTTTGCATGCGCAAGCAACCAAAAGTAGGAAGCCACCCTTGATAATCGGCATAAGAGTTCGCAAGTCCGCTTCCGCCACCATGAATATCACGTCCGCGAGGATCGTTTGAGGTGATATAGAAATTACCGTAGGCCGCCCCATATTTGCCGTTGGTTACTTCCGCCCACACATTTACATATTTCCCATTCGGGATACTCCCTCGTGGGTCTCCTGCGCCATTGTATCCGGGAACGAAATCATCCCGACATTCCCAAACTCCAACCACGTTATAATTTCCATCCATCGCAAATATGCGCTGTTTTGACCTTTGGAATTGAATTTCTTTTACCTTGTTCATCCGTCTACCCCCTTATCTTTTTTGAGTTGATTAATTTTAGTCCTTAGAAACTCCGGTATGTGATTGCCGTAGCCCATGCGCTCAATGTTTTCCAAAATGCTCAGTCCTTCATTGGCGGCATAGCCAAATATAACCATTGACCTAAGCAAATGATTAAGTTGCATTGCCCCATCTAGGGTGTTGGCGAAAGCCACAAATGCAAAAATCACTAATTTTTTGATTATCCCTTTAAAGCCAACATTGGAGCTTAAAGACTTTGTTTTGAAGCCCGCTGTCAATCCGGTTAAATAATCCACCACAATCAGTACAACAAGCATATTTAAAGCCTTATCAAAGCCACCTACTGCCACAGTGACCCCAGCCCCAAGCAGTGAGCCGTAGTACATCATGTCAGGATTGACTTTTAGTATGCTTCTCAGAAAAGCTACTGCCTCGTTATAATTCACACTCTCCCACACCCTTCCCACTAAAAAAGCGACTGATTCATTCAGTCGCTTTTACTATATTCTCTTCCACTATTTCTGGCTCTGGTTCAATGTACTCGCGAAAACTCGCTACACTGGGGCTATACTTTTGCGTTACCTCTAATTCTCTTTGTGGGTCATCTGTTTCGACAGTAGTATAGAGTGAGCCATCGGCATTTATTAATTCGTAAATCTTCATCAATTCCGTCCCCCATATTCAATTACTCGCACCCAGCCTGCGGGGCCGGCAGTACCGCTTGGAGGGCTGCCGATGCTTGTGGAGCCTTGTCCTCCGTTGCCGCCACCTACCTGAAACTGAGCTGTATTCACTACAGTTTCGCCAACAATAATAATTACACCACCGGCACCACCGCCGCCACCATAACCATTTTGACCACTTGTGCCCCCGCCATTTGCTCCTCGAGCGTAAAAAACACCTTCACAATCGCAGTACGGAGCAGATATTAAAACGCCACCGCCACCAGCACCTCCAGCGCCGTTAGTGTTTCCGCCCGAACCGGGAGTACCGCCGCTTCCCCAAAACAACGGCAAACATGAATCGTTTAAAAATAAATTCTGTTGGTCTAGTGATGGTGTCGCTCGACCTACAAACCGAACACCATTTAGCAAACTGTAAGTGACGCTATTGCCATACCCATTACCACCACCACCGCCGCCATAACCATTTACGCCAACGCCAACAATATAGTCAGCATTCATAGCCCCCCGCACCACAGCCGCACCGGTCGCTCTTACAGCAATTCCTGGAAAAGCCGCACGATTCGCAGTTGCACCTTCACGAACGTAGAAAATCTGGCATTCGTTATAAATCGGCAAATTAACCGTGCCGCTTAAAACCGCAATTATATCCGTTTCCGGGTCATATCCGTAGTTCCGTAATGGGTCATTGCCTGAGCGTTCGGCAGAATTGAGGCAGCCAGTGCCCATATAAGATATTTCCATGAACTTCAGTGCATCTGAAGCATTAAACATTACGCTTCCGGTGTTCCAGTCTTTTATGTCTTGGGGAGTTGTAGCGTAGTCCGGCCAGTATTGCCCTGGTTGCGGAGATGACGACACTTCTTCTAAATCGTGACCATAAGCCAATGTGGGATTTGCTCCTGATTCGGCTGTATGCGAAGTCGCAATTGTGGAATCATAACCCCTTATCACAATCACAGATTCGCCCGAAATATCAGTAATCAGCATCTTTTCTACATCAACTTGAATTACATCGCCAATTTTAAATGGCTGAGATTCCTTGAAATCGAGCTGAATTGTGGTAGTTGTTGCGTTAATCGCTGTCAAAAGAAATGTAAAGAAGCGTACCCGCATAGTGCTTGGGTTGCTCCCCGGAGCTTGCGGAACTTCCCGAAGCCTTATCCTGTAAGGCGAATTTTTTGTAATCACATTATAGTCAATCATCGGCATTGGCTGAAGCGTGTTTTGGAAAGAATCAATTCTTCGGTCATGCAATTTTTATACCTCCTAACTAAAAAACGACCCTTAGGAGGTCGCAATTTGTTTTATATTTGCTCGGCTGACCCTGTCAGCATTATTCGCATCTCGGAGCAGTCTTGTGAGGACAACACCTTGATCCGGATAGCACTCGCCTAGTTGCATACTCATACTTAGCCCTGCCGAATCCATCGTGTAGCAAATCTCAACAATCGGCAGCGAAAACATTTGAGTACCGTCTGACGAGGTAATTCTAGCTAATCCATCTGACCTGATTTTGTATTTACTCGGCTTGATTCGGCTGACCTCAGCTCGGACTGTCGGATTTTTCAATATACTTAATTGATAGTCTCCAAACCTCTGAGCATCTTCAACGGATAGTCCGGCTGGCATATCTATAACAGTTTGCTTTAGGCCATATTTTCCAATACTCTCCAGGTCTTTATTTTCGTAGATAATCCCGCTGCCCTCTTCATCAAGAGTGCCGGCATTTACGAAAATATGATTATAGACGGTGCTTTCGTCCTCTTCCGGATAGAATTCTTCCACTTGATAGCCCACCCAAAAACGAGAGTTTTCATTGATGTCAGTATTTATTTGCCGAACAAAGGCTTCTCGGTATTCATCTACACCGAAAATGAAGTTTTGAGCCATATCTGTCAAATCCTCAAAAACCTCTTTTACAGTCGCATACTCAAAGCCTAAATGGGTAGCAATGTAATTCGTGTTTTGGATTTTATCGGCACGAAATATAATAGGGCAGTTCGGCTCTACAATGCTTGTCATGAGCTGCCGAGCGATTGAAGAAATCTCCTGTTCTTTAAATTCATCTGTTACAAGCAAATAAGACAGGTATTGAAAATAGCCGTAGCCTGTATAAGTCATTTCTTTATCGGTGCCGCCTTTTCTCGGAACAGTCAAAATCACACCCGAAAACCACGGCTGAAAATCTCCGAACAAATGGAAATCTACTCGGTGGTAATAAGACAGGTCGACTTGCCCTTCTGGATGATTTTCAAGAATCGGCTTCAAAAGAGTCAACTCAAAGTCGGCGCAACCGTTTTGGGTGTTCACAAACTCCCAATTCGAAAGAGGGTTATCGCCAATCACTCCGCCGATGATAGCCAGCTTGTTCCCTTGCTTGTCGTAAATCACAATATAAGATGAGCTAATCGGGTCGTCCATTAAAGGATAGGTCGTGTAATCTTCACTGCCGCCATGACCCGCACGAGGTGGCCCTGAATAAATATCTTGACCGTATATGTTCAATCCGTACATCAAATTACTCATCAGAAAGCCCACCTATCCCGCCAAGTCACTTTCACATGGATTTCATCGCCGACATAGACTAAGCGATTTCTGCCCGGAATCAGGCGTAAAAAAATGCCCTCAAAAAAATTGAGAGCTTTTCGGCCGTCCTGAGTTCGTGACACAGTACCATCCATGCAGTTAATCACAACTTGTCGGCCGTTCCCCATTTGGGGGTCTTTATAAATCATTGTCCGGTCATCGTCATCCAAATTCCGGAAGAACATATTCGCTGCCGAATTGCCGGTAACGGTAATTTCATATACTGGGTAAACATCTGCACCCGAAATAAAAATCTCTTTGTCTGGCTCTTCTGGAATCGTAGACCTTGACCCCAATTCAAACTCAATAACAGATTCGCTCATTGCATATTTAAATGGATCTGTCGCAATGAGTGTGATTTCAAATTCAGAGCTCTTTCTGCCCCAGCCATCTTCAAAAGTTGGCGAAATGTCAGAAGCCATATCAACATTATAAAAATACCGCTCGCCGATAATAAGAAGGCATTTTTCATATAAAAGAATTTGCTCCAATTGATTAAACCAATCGTCATGCTCAGCAGTCGTTTTAAATAAGTCGGTCGCCCCATGCAAGATGATTTCTCTGGCTTGCAACTTGCCGTCACCAGTCATTACTGCCCCATGAGTTGACGACCTATCTTCGTAATCAGCTCGAAGAGTGGCAGAAGGCTCATGAAGCCTGACCCATTCCGGAAGCAGGATTTCTTTTCCTGTTTTCTTGCCGACAATCAAAATGCTCAAATCATCCATTAGATTTTGCCCCCTCTCCGCCTGTTTTGAATTTGCTGACCTAATTTTTTAGCCACTCTATTGATATCCATATCGTTGGCGATTTTCACATCTCTCATATTCACATAGACAGATCCAGAATCAACCGACCCCGAAAAACCGCCAGAATCACGATGGCGACCAGCCAAGTCAATCATCATTTCAGAAATATGCTTTGGCAGTACCATTTCTTTTGGATGGAGAATTGAAGGAATGTTTTTCCTCGCTCCGTATCCGGAAGAACCAGTAATCATCCCGCCCATCGCTGATGGAACAACTCCGCCACTTTCAAAAGCAAAGCCACCGCCACCGCCAAAACTCATTGCTTGCAAAGCCACTGCTGCCGCAATCGCCGCTGCTGTCAATGTTGTGGTAGCCGCCGTTGCCGCTGTAGTGGTTGCCATTTCTGTCGGTTTGGTCGCTGTGCCAAATATTTGAGTAATCGCATTGTTCAACCCCATGAGCATATTGCCAGTACCCATAAGTTCGTTGTTTTGCCCTAAAACCCCGGTCATTCCTGCCAATGCCGGATTAAGTTGGTTTGCAGAGTCCAGCAATGCAGAAAACGGATTGCCACCGCCTTGCCCTTGCCCACCTTGACCACCTTTTCCACCACCGCCTAACAAACCGCCTAGCAAATTTCCGAACAGACCGCCGCCACCCTGTTGGTTTTTCTTACCGCCGCCATTTTGACCGCCTCCGAGTAATCCGGATAAAATGCCGCCTTGCTTGGGTTGGCCGCCTAATAGCATTTTAAAAGCATCGCTCATCAACTCTTTTTTTAGAGCCTTGCCAAGACTTTTGATAGAATCTTTCGAGCCATCTACAAAATCGGCAAGTGCATCAGCCATGCGCCCCTTTAAATCAAGAACCCACTTGCTATTCATTTCTTGAAGTTGGTTCATGGTTTTTATTTCAGATACCGCCATGCCCTCGCTCAAAAGCTGTTTCTTGACCAATAAATCCTGATACTCTTCCAGTTCGGTCATATTGGCTTGTCGCATTAATTCTAGTTTTTGGTTGATGCTATTCAGTTCGATTTGATAAGACTGCTGAGAAATCTCATGGCGAGCTCTTAGAGCTTCCTGCTCGGACATTTGACCCATTGCGACCTTGTGCCGAATCAATTCTTCTTCCACAGACGACCGAGAACGTTCAATTTCGAGAAGTCGCCTATTGGTGTTGTCGGCTTGTTGGATTCGCAAATCGTCTAAATTCGCCTGTTTTGCAGCTAAGTCAGATTCAAGCTTGATCCGCTGCAAAGACCCTTCTTTTTCCTTATCGATGCGTTTTTCCAACAAGGAAATTTCCCTTTCGGCCCTCTTTTCAGCAGTAATCATACGACTATTGTATTCTTTTGTGATTTGAGCAGCTTCAATATCCAAAGCCTCTTTTTCAGCTTCCATTTGCATTTTACGGAGATTTGTTTCATAATCCTTCAAATCTTTGGCACTTTTCGCCTTTCCGTCTACCATTTTCTGAAATGCTTCCAACCGCTCTTGTGCAGTCATTTTTTCCCCAGCAGATACATCAGCAAAATATTTGAAGTCCTCTTTCGCTTGGTCATAAGCAGATTTGCCACTACCGCCAGAGCCACCACTCTTTGTTGCACCTCCGCCAGTTGCCTTTTGTTCCTCTTCTGATGCTCCAAGTCCTTTGTATCTCTGTTGACTGGCTTCTTGCTTACCTATCTCCGATAACGAGCCTCGTACATCTGCACTTCTGGAATCTTCATCAATTCCAAAAACGTGTGTTTTTATCCACGAAGGTACGGTTTGGGAGATGGTATTCACAAGCCACTTGATTTTATTGATGAGCCAACCAAAGTGATTCTCGACAAAACCAGCCATCCCAGCAAGAGCGTTTCCGACAGCATCTTGAACAGAAAAAAACGCTCCTGAGATAAGTGTAATCGCATCGATAAGATTTGATGCGCCATCAATTACAAGACCAACAAGCCAAAGCAAAGCATCGCCTATAATTTCCGTCCACGGATTCGCCATCAAGGTGTCAAATCCAACCCCAAGAGTATCAAAAAGGTTGCCGAAAGCACCCATCAAATTATAGATTTTATCCATCAATACAGGTGGAATCAAATCTTCTAAAGCCTGAGAAAGACCGCCGCTTTTCATATTGTCGGAGAATTTATCTAGAAAATCGCCGACTTTGCCAACTCCACCAGAAACTTTCTCAAAAATCCCTTCTCCTAAAGAGCCAAATATCTGACCAACGTTATCAGCCATATTTGAGAGGCGACCTGTAAGAGTAGCAGACTGCTTATCCATCAAGCCGCCAAATTTTTCGTCCATCCCTTCAAGGATTGCAGCAATTGCATCATCGGCCGAAATTGCACCTTTGCTAACTTGATCTTTAACTTCCGCAACAGTTTGCCCTGTTTTTTTCGCCAACATATCCCAAGCCGGAATATTGGCATTGACAAGCTGCTTCATTTCTTCGGTCGCCAATGTACCTTTTGTTTTAATATCCCCTAATGCCCTGGTAATTTGCTCAATACCAGCAGACCCTTTCCCTGTTGCTGCCGCAGTATTTCCTACCGAGGTCATCACAGGGATGATATCTTCTGCCGCAAAACCCATCGCTAATAACTTACTTGATGCGTCTGACAGTTCCGGGAAATCAAAAGGAGTATTGGCGGCGAAGTCCTTCAGGTCAATCATCAAATCTTTTGCTGCTTCTGCTGACCCGAGCATTGTTTCAAACGAAATTGCGGTCAATTCCATTTCTGAATTGTAGTCGATAAAAGCAGATTTGGCCGCACCAATCAAAGCTGTAGCGGTTAAAAATGCCGCTATTGGAGCTAACAATGATTTGAACATTGCTTGCAATCCATTCAAAGCACTTGTCGCCGTATTTGCTCCGCTAGCAATATCAGAACCCATTTTTTTACCCGCGTTGCCGGCTTTAGAAGCTCCTTGCGTGGCTTTACTTGCCATGTTTTTCTCTAAATCGTTCATTGCTTTAATGCCAACATCTTTTGCCATTCCAAGAGCATCCATCAATGGGCCGAGGTCGCCTTCAAAACGAACTACTAGTGTTCCTATATCCTTTCCGATGATTTTCACCCCCTCTAAAACCGCAGATTTGCCATAGCTCTAATATTAGAAATTTCTCGTTCTTTTGGACTCATGTTTTCTTTTGATTCGACTTCATCATCTTCGGAATTGCAGGCATTAGCCGCATTGTGTGCATCTAATAAATAGCCTAATTTCCGAAGAGTGCATTTCCAGAATTCCTCCTCGGTCATTCTTAGTGCGACAGTTGCAGCATAGTAGTAATAAGCCCAATCTAAGCCCCCGTCTGTTTCTTCTTGGTCGTTTTCTTCTTCGAAGTCTTGGGGGCGTCTCCGTTTTTTATGTCTTCTTCATTGCCAATGGCATCTCTTGCGCCTTCGACTGCCTTTCGGAGCATTTCCGCATGGTTGTGAATGATTTCAAATACATTGACTTTTTTTGTGAATTCTCGGTAAGGCATCTCTGAAGGGCTGTCAAAGCCATATTGAATTATGCACCATATAAAAAGTGATAATTCTCGTATCATAATTTCGCCGTTTTCATCTCTGAAAAGAGATTGCATCGCAATCAAAATCCCATTCATTGTTTTTCCGTGCTTTGGTGCTTCCTCTTGCAAACAAGCAAGGGCATTCATATCAACAAAAGCGTCAAACTTTTCACCGCCGATTTCAAGCACAAAAGGTTCTGCTCTAAAAGCGGATAAAGCCGCATTAGTGTTTGGGATTTGCTTTTTGGCTTTGGTTGCTTTAGCTCGTTTTATTTTGTTTTGAACAGTTCCCATTAAAATCAAATCCTTTCAATAAAAAAAGAGAGGCGAAATCTCGCCCCTCTCTATTCAATTATTAAATTCTTTACGGTGTCGGCGGCCATGCTCCATAAGCTGGCCATACATCCGGAATTTCAATTGCAGTCGGGCCAGGCAAAATGATTTTATCTCCTACCGGATGGACTTTCTCGCCGTTAACCATTTTAACAAAATTCTTCGTTCCTGTGCCTTTGGCAGTGAAGTTGACCTTCATGTATTCATCGGTAGCATCTGTGGTTTCCCATTTTGTTGCCTTCATGTTGAATAGCCGAGTGTGCATGAAGCCCTTTTGAACCTCAGTATATTTGGTCATGAACCACAGTCCAAATGGAAAAGGCATATCTTCAGCGAAGATTTCCATTAGACCGCTTATCGAATCGAGCGTGTGACCGAACATGGCGGCAACCTGTTTTAAGTTCAGCTGAGCCTGTTCGGCAGACACCTCAACGCTCGCTAGTTTAGCCATATTATCAATGACTCTACCATCCCCTTTGAGCTCCTTTTCGGTGTAAGTAGGGGTAAACTTAACACTTTGGACTCCATCCATCTTAATCATTGCACCGTAAGCCATTTCGGTAGCGGTGTCTTTGATTAACGGAGCCAGATAAGCTGCATTTACATCATAGGCAAATGTTTTTACTTCCGCAGTCATTTCAATTCCTCCTAATCTCTATTTGAAACAATTTCCACATTGAAAACGAATCTAGCTCGATCGTTGCCGTCAAGACTCATAAAATGTGGCCCTTGCAGTGGTTTGATATTGATAGTTGCATTTTGCAGGACGATGGTTCTCTTTTCTGGATCGCACAAAGCGTTAAAAACTTTCCAAGAGTGTACTCTGGCGACTTCGTAAGGGTCGGTGTCGAAAGATTCGCTCCGGACAACAATTTGAATCTTTCTTCGCATAATCGAAAGGCTCAAATTGACAGGCATACTCGAATACTCGAACACACTGCAAGACCGTCCGTTGTGGCTTCCCACTTTGTCCGGCAATATTGAAGAAAAAATGTCTTTTCCTGCTTCTTGAAAAAGTCCTAGCTGGACTATTTTATTGACTATCTCTAAAGCCAGATTCATTTTAACGCCTCCAATGCTGCTTTCTTCAACCTCTTTTCAAAGTCTTCTTTGTGCTCGGTGTAAGGGTCTTCCAAAAACTTCGCCTTGCCTCCGTTGGGATGATTCAAAGTGAAGTCCTCATGCTGCTTGTGAGCATAAGGCATTTCTTTATAGCCCACTGCAATACTTTCAGTTTGGCTGCCCGAAGCCTGATAAAGCACCTGACAGTCATTTCGAAGGTCGCCTGTATCAACCGGAACTTCACTCTGACTGTAATTAATTAGATCTTCTGCAATGGCTTCTAATTCGGTCTGAAGATTGCTTCTAATCGGTTGCATGATTTTGGCAATATCGAAGCCCTCAACTTTAACAGACATTACAACCGCACCTCCCAATGACTGAAATCCCCTCGGACATTTTTGCCGATTCCAACAGCGAGAACTTGCCATTGCCTACCTTCGTAAACAATCGAATCATTTAACCCAATCGGCTCAATACATATCACAAGAGCCTCGCTCACAACCTCAACAATGCCGCTCACACTACTTGAATTTGTATTTCCTTTTGCAGCTAGATTTCTAACGATTTTTCTATCATTTTCAAATCGGCATTTTATCGGAATTTCTTCATATTTTCCCATCCCGGAAATGTACTTTTCTCCGGTACTTTTGAGCCAGATTGCATTATCTGTCAAATACCTTTCAATGTTCATTTTTTATCTTTCTGGACTTCCAGTACTGGCTCGGCTGACTTGGGCGCTTTTTGCCCTTCTGCATAAGTAGCCATTTGATTTTTTACTAAATCCGCCGCCACTTCTGCATCTACTTCGACCGCAACACCTACTTTGCCAATCCCTTTCAAATTCATTGACGGAACAATTTTCACTTTGCTCATCTTTCCCTCCTTAATACAAAAGCACCCCTCGGCGGCGTGTAACCGTCTTGGAGTGCTTGTTTTTTCCAATAATTGAGCAACTTCTCCCAATCAGCTACATATGATTGGGAAGCCTTGCTGATTGTTTCTGATTCGATAGCAACAGAATAAGCTGAAACGAGTGCCAAATATATGGCTATGCTCTCTTTTTTATCTGCCGAATCCAAAAGCTCCTGCAATTCTTCATCTGAAAAATATTCAGCAAGTATTTTGCATTTTATTTTCATCAGACTGACCGAACTAGCCATATATTAGCCTCCTTCTCTTATCCTCGTGAGAAAATACGAGCAATCGGAATCGATTTGTGGTCAATATATTTTTGTTTCGAACCACCGGCTCCATCATTTACCAAAGTCCAGTTCTCGCCATCTTTCAGTTCATCTGTAGTCGGAGAATTAGAAGCCATGCTTTTTCTTGTAAAGCTGATGCCATAAGGGGCAAGCACTTTGCGCTGACGGCTATAAAGGGTTGTCATCCCGCCATTGGTTTTCGGGTCACGAGCCATTTCAAAAGGAGTTTCTACACCAATTTCTACAGCATCAAAAGCACCGTCTCCCAAAACGTAGGTGGTGTATTTGGTGTAGGTGTAGTCATCTCCTGCACCCGAAGATGTTTCAGGAACATAAATATCTTCAGTAGGCATTCCATCATCAATCAATACCAAGCGGCCATTCCAAGTGCCAAGAGCGAGGTCACGTTGCACTCCGTTTGCATCGGTGTGTTTGAGATACTCCAGCAGATTCAAGTTTTCGAGGTTCGTTGCGACTGCCGAGTGCATGACAGACAAAGAATATTTACCTTTCTTGTCGCCGCTCGCTTGCTGAATTGCTGTATTTAGAGTCGTGGCATTCACAACTTGGCGAGCTACATCTGTTGCACCGGTAATGTCGTAAGTATGACCATTTACGAATTTGAGATTATTTGCCCCAGTCATTGCGAAAATACCTTCTAAGATTGCCAAAAGGGTATCTTGGTCAACATCTTCCCAATATTCTACGATTTGGCGAGCCACATTACCCAAGAAATCAGCTCCGCCGGTGACATCTTCGGAGAAGTCTTTTTCCGTCCATGCTTGAGCACGACCATAAACCACTACGCCACGTTCAAAAGTTGTTGTTGTTTGTGCGGTAATATCCGTTTTCCCATCATAATTTAAAGGATCGCCACCCAAGCGGCCATACATTGGAATCGTTGCATATACTACCCCTGTTTGCCCTGTGAATGCGGTTTTGATTTGCTCATTCGAGCGCAATGCTCGTGATTTGATAAGTTCATTCTGCCTCTCACGAGGGATAATTTCTACATATTTACCAAATGCCTCAGAATTAAAAGTTTTTAAATCGAATTTTGCCATTGTTTAAGTCACTCCTTATTTTATATTTCCTGCCTCGAAAGCCACCTGATACTCAGCGAAGCTCATCTCAGAAGGTTTTTTATTTGGATTCGGTGGTAGTTTTGGTGGATTCCCCGGTTGCTTCGGTGCTGGCGGCGTTCCATCTTCTGGCTTGAAGAGATACGGCTTTGCCTCTTGCAGTGCCTTAATTTGCTCATCAAGCCCTGCGACCTTCCCATCATCGCCGAGTTTGACCTTTTCTCGGTCAAAGAATTTTAATAAATCATCCGGATCGTTCGCATTTTGCTTAATTGCCTCAAAGCGCAAAGCAGAGGTCAACTGCATATCCTGATATTTTGCAGTCCAGTCCTTGTTTGATTGCTCCAAATCATCAATTTTCTTTTGCAACTCCTCTGCTGACCCAGCCACTTTTTTCAAATCCGCCAAGTCTTTTTCTTGTTGCCCTACCTTGACTTCCAGTTCTCCTTTGGTTTTCAAAACCTCATCATAGCGGTCTTTCGGAAGCCACGAAGGTTTTTTATCGTCATTTACAAGCAGTGTCACACCTTTCTCTTTTGTCGCGGCGATAATCGACTCATATTGCTCGCCTAGTAATTCTTTTAAATCCATTTTCCTCATCCTCCTATTTTTCCGCATAGTTGCGTAATTCGAGTTAGTTTAATGTCAATAACTCAGGACATAAAAAAACCACCCATTGGGTGGTTTTAAATCACATTTTTATTCCGATTTTGTGGTTCAACTCTCCTATGTGAATTCCGATTTTGTTCATAATAGAAAAAGCTACTCCGCCTTCTTTATATTCGGAAGCATCATGAATTTCTTTGGACAAGTTAAAATCACGCTCATCGTTATAATCTTCGATAAAAGCAATGAGTTTGTTGCCGTCCATAGTATTATAATTCGCACTTAAAATCTGAGATATGTTGATTGTCTTAAATATAAACGACAGCTCTTTCTCATCGAAAAGTTCTTTGAATTCGAAAATCATCTCTTTCAACTCTGGATAAAACTTATCAATCGGAGTCATGAGTTCGCCTATTGAGGATTTGCTGTTTTTTTGGGCTTGCAACAGAACGCAATTTATTGTCATGCAATTTCCGTTAAACTTAAAAGCAAACTCTCTTATTCGCTTTGCTCTCTCATTACAAAACTCAATCTCCGCCGCTCTTTCTGCTCCTTTTATTGCCGCTCTTTCTGAAATTTTACCGCCAACAAACGCACCGGCAGCCGAAGCCAATAAAGCCGTCACTCCCGAAACCACAATCGTACTCCAATCCACAAAATCACCTCTAATACATACTTTAGTAGTATTATACTGCGATTTCGGATTTATTTCACGCCACCAAACACCCACTCCGAAATCGGCATCATCATAAAAGTCACTCCACAATTGCAATGCGGATGATATGAAGGGGCATTCGCCATAAGCCAGAGGTCTGTGCTTCTACCGCCAAACTCATCTTTGAAGTAGGTTTTCCCCTCCCCACCTACCGAACCGCCATGTTCTTCACATATCATGCAATCGGAAGAACCTTTGCCATATACCGCCCGCTTTATCCGCACACCTTCCACAAAAGACATTCTTGAAGCCATTTCAGCAGTAGTAGCATGGTAGGCATTGCTTGAAGAATTGGAAACCACACGAAAGATTGCTTTGCCCACATTTTGCATATCAATAGCAATCTTCCCCTGAAGCTCCTTTAACGGCAAATTAGCATATTTGGAATTATTAGATGCATTGAGTACCGTCAAAGCAGCAACAATCGCAAGCCTTTGAGTTCTATCGTTGAGGGTTTTTCCATCCGGATACTCTTTATCCCACACATAAGCACGAACGCTGTCTTGCACATTGTTGTTCCATGATTCGTGAAGTTCATTAGAGTACGCCTTCCCTCTAACAGCAGCAGCACTTTTGATATATGAATCCCCGATATCGTTCATATAGCCAGAGGCGAGAACTACGGCGAAATAAATAGCATTGTCTATCGAGCGCAGAATGTCACTAGAAAGCCTTTTTATTTCTTTCTCTATGTCATTTATCGAATCGCCTCTAAAAAGTGCCTTGTCGATGAAATCCTGCAATTTCTTCTGCATCTTTGCATTCTGCCTCAATAGATATTCATTCAGTTTCCGGCGGTGCTCATCAGAATCGTTTCGCCTAGTCTTCATCTTCCAATTCCCCGCTGCCATGAATCATACCGCCAATAGCCCTATCAATAGCCGCTTCATCTTCCTGCTTGATTTCATCAAGAATCTTGTCTATTTCATCTTGCGTCAAGCCGAGTTCACGCTGTACATACTGGCGAGATACTACTTTTTGCTCCACATAAATAGCGTTTTCTTGAGCTCGTGTCAGCTTGTCGGTCGGGCTTTCATCTGTGAGCGGCATCCATTCCGGGTAAGCGTCAATCTCTGCTACTTCACTTATGCCCATTATTCTCGCTTGTTGAATAACCAACGAAAATACTTCTTCATAGCTGCACCCGAAATTTGTTTGACCTTCTTCGCACTTTCTAATCAAAGGAGCCTCCGCTTTACTCAAAGCATAACCGGAAGTGATGGCATTTCCTGCCGAGGCTTCTAGCGCACTACGAGGTGTTAATGTCGTTTCCGCTATAACATCAATGGTTTCATCAATAACCGAAATTACACCATCCGGGGATGATTGGGGAAGCATATAAGCACGAGCTTCAGTATCGGAGATGGTGAGAAAATCCCCCGCTGTCATTCGGATAATTGGGTCGCCATTCTCATCAGTTTCAAAATCCTGCTTGACTACCCCTGTGATTACTCCTTGCATAAATCCACTGAATTCTCCCACGTTCATGAGTATGTGAAGCTGAATATTTAGAGCGTCTTGCAATCCGAAAACATCTTGTAACTCCGATTCTCCAAAAGGGCATTCGTCCGCTCGATTAGCAAAATGCACAAAGGGGATTCCACAGGAATGGTTATAGCTTGCCGGAAGTCCATCTTCGGTATAGTCTTCCCAATTCGCCACAGCCAACTGAGAAAGTGAAGTTTTCTCCAAAATCTGAACAGCAGACACTTTATAAATAAATCGTTCCACACGATCGGGATAATAAATGAATTTGAAAGCGGCAGGATTGCCATCTTTATCAAATCCGACCCACTGCCTCTTAAACCACAGCATAGTACCGTCATCATCGGCATACATGGGAAAACAGGTTGCCGGATCTAATACAGTAATCTTGCTTGTCTTATTTTCATCATCCGGCCATACCAAAATGAATGAATCGCCGAGCTTGATTGCTTGTTTAAGGTTCTTCAAGCTGTATTTATCCATCTTGTTTTTACGCCACACATCTTGCAAATAAGCAGCAGTCTTTTTATCCTCACACCGCACATTCGTCACTTTCAAACGCCCTGCCATAGTGTCAATTACCGGTCTGCAATAATTCGCCCGCAATCGTGGATATCGCCTTTGTAGTTCTGCCTCATACTTTGACGGCAACGAACAGTTTGTCTGATTGCGATAATATTTCTCTGCTTCAGCATAATTCTTCAATCTTTTTATTTCGTTATCCATGTACATTTTCATCAAATTTAGTTGATGCGCACTAGCCAAAATAAAATCACTCCTTACTTATGAAATATAGGCTTTTGTATCCCTCATCTCGCTTTCGCAAGCGTAACGGACAGCGTCAATTGTATGATTGTTTTTGTCAGGATACCCCGCTTTTGGCTCGCCGAGCTGGTCAAGTTCGTATTCATAATTAACGAACTCCCTTGCCGTGTGAGGGCATCTGTTTTCATCAATAACAATCTCCCGCAAGCCTTGAAGCCACTTAATCCCGAAGCGGACACTATCAGGGCCTTTGCGAGCTTTTTTTATAACGACCCCCATCTCTTGCAGAGCCTTGATACTTTTTGGCTCTGCATTATCAGCAGTGATAAGTTGCTTCAGAGGGTTCTCCTTCTCAATATGAGCAGCAATTTCAATATCACTTACACCGACTTTAAAAAACTCATTGAAAATGTAGAGCTTCCTTCGAGTGCTATCATAGTGCATTGTGATATAAGCTAATGGGTCGGTAGCAAATCCCCAGTCAAGACCTCTCCGAATATTATCAAATCCGGCAATATCACTGTCGGTAAGTTCCTTTTTCGTGACCTTCGTAAAGATTTCTAAGCCTGTTCCGGTAACTTCTCCCATATACTCATGGTCATAGGCCATTTGGTCGTCCTTCTTTAGCTGATTAGCCTCAATTAAAAAAGCCTCTCCCAGCCATTCTGGCGGTGCTTCCAAATATGATGAGTGGTGAACCATGCTATCAACCCGTTTTCCTTGCTTCTCGACTTCAAAATTGACCCAGTTATTTCTTGATTGTGGCGGATTGTATGAATAGAACACCGTGAAAATCGGGCCACCCCGCATTAATGATTGGTTTATAGTCCGAAGCTCCTTCATGCCGAGGAATTCGTCAACTTCCTCATACCAGATGAATCTTGGATAGCCTTTCGCAAACTTGATTGACTTCGATTTCCTCGGATTATCAGCACCTTTAAAGACGATCCTTTGACCTGTCGGGCGATAAATTGCGCTGAGCGGAGATAACCGGATATCCCATTTATGAGCAACTCCGAGTATTTCAATCGCCCATTGAATTTGCTCTAACACACTTGTCCGGAGAGTTTTATCTACTTTCCTGTAAATAACTGCATTGGCATTTTTATCCCGCATCACGCCCAAAACAATCACAAGGCTAATAAAGGATGATTTCAGGCTACCCCTGCCACCTTTGAGCCAGTAGTGAGTTGCCACACCATCCCGAACCGCCCAATATAGTTTATAAAAAGCTCTGCCAATAGTTGAAACAACACTAATCTTTTGGGACATCTTCGACAATCACCACTCCTTCATTACCATCTGCGAGACATTCCAAAGCACCATAACGTTTTGCCATCAATTCAGCCGCTTTTAGGCGGTCTTTATCTGCCGCCTCGCTATTCCTCATAATTTCGGTTATCGTTCTTAAAACCTCATCCTGTGAAGCGATACGGTCATCCTGTTTTGCTTCCAGTCGTTCCTTGATAAAAAAGTCAAGTTTTGACAAGTTTTCACTTCCGATTCGATTGGCAGTTTTTGCACTATACCCAGCTTTGCGAGCGGCTTTTGTAGCATCTCCGAGCTCAATGTAATAATCAATCCATTTACGTTGCTTTTCAGTCAGCTTCCTTTCCATCCCACCACCCTCCTAAATTTCTGCATGAAAAAAGACCCCGAAGGGTCTTGGTTTTTAATCTTCCGCTGATAACCATTTGTAAAAAACTTCCTCGTTTCTGGGTGCTATTTCCATGACGACACAATTATGATAACGCCGAAACCATTCCCACTTCGACTTTGCTCTTGGGTTACGTATCAATTTATAATCATTTAAATTTTCCTCAATGAGATACTTCGATCTCTCCAAAAACAACAAATAAGCTGCATAAAAATCGAATTCGCTATTAGCTCTTAAAAAATCCACATAAAAATATCCATCATCCACATCTTGAGCAATCAAACGATTTATGTAGTTCATCTCTTCTTCAGGCGAATGTAAACTGGGCCATTCTTCAAACAAGCGCCGAATAGTCTCTTCTTCAATGATTACGCGCGGAAAGTCCGCCTTTTTTTCTAAACAACTTGCTTGAATATATCCCGGTCCAACAAAGACGCTGTCGCTATCATCGTGTTTCATCTTTCCCATTGATATCCCGCCACGGACAAGGAATCCCTCTGCTAGCATTCTGAATTGAAAATGTATAATATCCATGAGTAAACAAAACAATGCAGACCTACTTTTTCTATAAGAAAATACAATCGTATCAGATCCCGAGCTTATCTCCTTGTCAAGATTTCTGTACTTGTCTAAAAAGCCTCTTTCTCTTTTAAAAAGCTCTTGCGCTAACAAAATTTTTCTCTGCATATCTATACTGGAATTACTCTCTTGCGTCATTTGAGTATATCCGAGAATATCTATAACTGCAACTAGTCTTTCTTCCAATAAACCTTCTTGCTGGTCAATCACGAAACCACTCTCCTTTTAACGAGTATTTCGACTTTCACAACGGATTTCCTTTCCCCAACAAAAAAAGACACCTAATTCAACAGATGTCTTAATCAGATACCTTGCCTACGCATGGTAGGTAGGCAATTTCGGTTTCAGTGGTCAAGATTTACCTGACCACCTCTGCCACAATATTAGTATAAGGCAGGATTTAGGGTAAATCAGACCCTACTCAGGACCTATCTTTGCCCTGTTTTTCACTATGCAGAAGAACGATAAAAGGAGAGACCCTCAAAAGCCTCTCCGATTTTCCTAATTACCTTAATCCGTCTGAGCCTGAATTCCTTCTCGGTAAGCTCCGACTTATCAACCATTTCAACCCAAGTGTATTTGTCCTGGTAGATTAGTAAGTCGAACACTCTTGCATATTCATCACCGAGGAACTCTCTGACCCATTCAATAATTCGGACACAGGTTTCAAGCTGCCTCAACTCTTCTTCAAGCCGCTCTTTTTTCATTACTAGGCTCGAAGTCGGATCGCTCACATCAGACGAACGGACACTACCGGAATAGTTGGCAGTGATGGACTGCCCAAGATTGCTGATTTCTGCTTTTAGTGCTGGAATGCGAACATCTCGCCAAAAAACATAGTTTCTGATAAGCGTTCTAGCCTCTTTACAATCCATCTTCCCGCCTCCTTGATTAATTATGGTATCCCCTAGCCCTGTTTTTCTCTGTGACCCTGTTGAATAATGCTTTAATATCGTTATCTCTGACACCTAACTGGCATTTGAGGGTCGTTATGCAAGCTACCACCACATCAGCCAATTCCTCTTTTAAATGCTCTTTGTCGCCGGACAGATAAGCCTTGAACACTTCCCACAGCTCAGAAGCGATTTTGAGTAGTTGCTTTGGTAATGAGTTGTTGGCGAACCTGCGGCAGGGGATTATTTTTATTCGCATTCTTCACACCACTTACTCATAATTCACGCTCCTTTACTATCGAATTGAGCAAAGCACCATAGCGAAGGCCTGGCGACACAAAAAAGCTCGCTCCCGCATTTATCCAGATTTCATAATTGCAATGCTGGCATCTTTGCTTGAACTGCAAAGGTTGACCTAATTCCTTTACAGTTTCTACCTTGCCCATTCGATGATAGCCAAACAAACATCTTATTTTCATGCTCCACGCTCCCAATTCCACCAACCCTGCATACCCTTTGCGGGGATAGGTTCGTCAAATTTTTCTACTACTTCCATTTCCCAAGCGTAGCGGTCGTTATCAAAGTATCCGAAAGTTTCTTCTAATTCCGGTACATCCATATGCAAAAAATCTGTATCAAAGTTGCACTCAGCAAACAGTTCTCCCCCTGCATACTCCCAACATTGAACTAAATTCACTACCCCCAGCACTTTGCCATATTGTGGCTCAATTCCGTATTTCTCGGCCAATGCCTTACCATCTGCATCCATCGGCTTTTTACCAGCGTGGATTGCAACCAAGCCTCGTACGTTGGTTTTGCGCCCTCGGGTTTCGAGCTTCTTTATCCCCATGATGATTAGGCTTGCGTATGGCTCGTGGATTGTTAAGGCTTTCATTCAATTCGCCTCGCTTCCATGCACTTTTCACACCGGTAGTCGCCGTTTGATGGATTTATATAGTCGTCGCCTTCAAATAGGTTACACTCACAAGTATTGCAATGCCCGACCAGCCTCAAAAAGCAATATTCACACACCCCGTATTCTGCACCATCATCGCCGTTATAAAAACGAGTGCCACAACGTGTGCAGGATTCAACTTTACTCATCCCTCGCCACCCCCTAGATACTTCTCGTTGTACTCGGCAACGCTGATGAGGTTACTTGTCAATGCTGTTTTAACAGTTCGTGGTCTTGGGCTTCTTTTATAAACGACCACTTTCCTAATTCCTTTGAATTCTCACTTTCGTAAAAGTATAATCTTTTGTGGTCAATACGAAACACAATCTCGCCCTTTTTGAATCGGGACGCACGCACTATGTACCAGTTGTCAGGTGGTAGGTAGTTCGCCTCTGTGTATAAATCCCAATCTTCGATTTCGTGTGCTTGTATTTCGTCAGGGTCGGTATCTTCGTAAGCAATTTTTGATACAACAAGACCGTTTTCGTTGTACAACATTCGGGCATTTCGTAGGTTGTCACATTCTCGATACACCCGATCGCCCGGATTCGTTGACTTCTCTAAAAACGCTATCGCCTCGTACGCCTTTTTCATCCACCGAATCACATCACGACCATAAGGCGGATTCATGAAAACACGTTCGCCCCCCCCAGTTTTGAGCCAGTCCATCTTCTTTCTTTGTGTAGTACCGGTCGCACTTCGCAGTTTCCGGCACGCAGCATGGGTCAAGGGTAAAGTCAAATTCCTCATTCAGAGGATTAAAAATCTCCGGCGGCGTTTCCCAGTAGTCCCGCTCGCTTGAATAAAATAAGTCGCCTCGAAATTCTTGCTTTTTCATCTCACGAACTCCTTTCTGTTTCCACGAACAACCCACCCTCTCGTTTCATTCCCAGCCATCTTTCGGCCAGTCTTTAAAATCCTCATCCTCGACCACATAGGCAGTCGGGTAACGGTTTTGATTTTGCGCCACATAAAACATCCTCGCCGGTGCGAAATAATACAGTACATCATCGCCCAGAAATTGCCGATTTCTTGTGCCTCGTTTTTTCCCGGATTTAAGCTTTTCTAAGATTTCTTCAAGATGCATTAAATAAATCTCCTTGCTCTTCCTGATACTCAATAACACGAATCAACACCTCGACCCTCGGTCGTTCTGCATCAACTCGCCAATTGTCACGAATCGAGTTGATTTGCTTCCAACCGTCATTCAAAAGGACTCCTTCTTTCCGGAGTGCGTCCATGATGAATTTGTGAGCCACAATGATATTATCCGGGTCACGTTGTTTGTGTTCTTCATACCAGATAAAACCAAAGTCGGCAGACTTAATTTTTAGCCCTTTGAGCTGCTTTCTGATGCACCGTTGAATATCTCCATCCGTTTTGGTTTTAAGAGCAGCTCCAGTGCCACGATTCACACCATAAGCCTTTAGAATTTCATTCATACCAGGAAGTGGTCCGCCAATCACGAGGCGAAATAAGTCTTTCTTATCTGCCATGCTAAGCCCCCTGATTAATCTTTTTAGCTTCCGATTTTGCCAATAATTCCATATCCCGCTTCTGGACTAATTCCTCGATTTTTTCTTTGAGATCCGCATTCACTTTTTGATTAAGCAAATCTTCGTATATCTTGAAAAATTGCGCTCGCTCCACCGAAATCCGGTCACTCATCAACATCGTTCGAAAGCCAATCATGCGAACTGCCATTTTTATAAATTCATGCGACCACTCTTTGAGAATATGACCATCTCTCACGCTGGCGAAAACCTCATCCCATGCCTCATAAGCTGACGGTGGTTCATCAGATGCCCTGCTGATAAAGTTTTTTGATTCTGCTCTTATTTCTGCTGGTGTCGGAAAAAATTTACTGGTCGAAAGGACTTTGAATAGTGCCTTTTCCGCAACCTCAAAATCCAAATCTGAAAGCAGAAGTTCCCAGAGGCGGGTCGTCATTCCCAACTCCCGCTCTTGCACGCTCGGAAAAGCAGCCGCTGCCATCATCAACAAAACCCCTACTTCACCCTTACTCATTCATAGCCTCCCTGATTGACTCAAAAGCTCGTGGCACTTTTTTCGACTCAAAATTATTTTTTAGTCCACCCGGCTTATTGTCATATTTTCCTTCAAGCACCTTTGCCCAATTATTCGGCTTTAGCACCCAATCAAAATCCGCAGACCAAGAACGGTTATTCTGGCCACAACAGAAGTCACTTGCTCCCAACTTTGAAAATACCTCTTTCAGTTCGTCTAAGTCGGAGTTGTTCAATCTGGCCTTGATGTGCTTCTTTCGCTCTTCAGTGATTTTCTTAATCTTTGGAAGGCGAGGGCAAAGAGAGTGATATAAGTCAGCCACATCTTGGTAATTGATTGAAGGTGGGTCACTAATATTACCGTTAGGTAATATATACTCTCCTTTACTATCCTCTACTTTCCTTTCCTTTCCTTTACTTTGTTTCAAACTGCTAACATCTTCTTTCAAAATGTCTACATTTTCAGGTGTAAATGCGTCATCTTCTATTACATTTGTAAACACTTTCATATTGATTAAAACGATATTTGGATCATAGAGAACTGCTTTTCTTCTTCCGGCTGCTTCGAAGAATCTTTTCTGAATTCCTTTACTGGTCAGAACCGAGTATTTCTCATACTTTTCTTGGTCAAAGAAGCCTCGCTTGGCAAGTTCGCCAATGACCTCATTTACAAAAGCAGGCTTGCAGCCATCTCCGACATCGGCAGCGAACAAAAGAGCTACATCATCATCCCATTTGAGAAAGTATCCTTCCCGGTAAATCCTGCAAAGTAGCCGAACCGTTATTGATTCGCCTTTCGTGCCATATAAAGCCGACATGAAGCGAATCTTATCGTCTGTGAAAAACGTAATATCAAAAGGGAAGTAATCCAGTCCTTGTTTTTTATTCATGGCAAATTACCGCCTTGCGCCACGACTTTTAAAGGGGAATGCACCCTCACGATATTCATTTTTCCGGCTCTGCATAACCCCTTTAACGTCATGCTTTTTCCTCCTATTCGTCCTTATCTTCAAATAAATCCGGTTGCTGAAAAGCTCCCTTGGCATTTTTTAATTCATCCGTCCAGAATCCATAACGCTTGACATTTGAAACATAGCCCTCTAAATCAGGAGTGTTTATTTTCCAAGTAATCTCGCCTGTGGTCTGATTTTCTTTGTAGTCACACCGGCAAAGCTCTTGGTCAATGATTGCTCGTTTTTTATGATCTGAAGCCGCTTCAAATTCTTCTCGGTTGATAATCATTTGGAAGTCATATCCAAGCCGGAGCCGAATCGCCGGAGAAATAACTTTCGTTTGAGCATGTACGGTTCGCCCTTTGGCCTTCCAGCGTGCTTCTCGGAAAACAACATAGATTTTCGCCTTGTTTAAGTGGCAATAGTGCTTTTCTCTGAGCTCGTTCACAATCTCCGTTACATACTCCGGAACTTCCGTAAAACTACCCTCGGACATATCTTCCGGATCGGGTAAATCTTCTTTTTCAAAAAGCCCCTCAGCTTCCTCGAATCGCTCATCGCCATCAGCGAATTCCTGCTCAAGTTCATCTACCGAGGCTTCCTCGACAGTTCCTACCTCTTGTCGCTCTTCCATCATTTTCAATCAACCCTTTCTTTTCTTAGTTTTCTTCTCCGAAAATACCGTCCGCTGGATTTAATTCTTTGGGCTCTTCTAATTGCTCTTGCTCTGGTTCTTTTGAAGCCGAAATATCAATTGTCGGCATTTCATTTCCCTGGTCAAATCCATCTGGATAACTCATTTGCTCACCATCACCAATGACAGCTTGGTCTACTTCAATGGCTTTTCTCATCTGCTGCATCTCGATTGAGAGGATTCCATATTTCCGGAGCAGGGTTTTGAGGACTGTCTTTTTTGCCATTTCATCGAAGTTATCTTTCCAGGGCCCGCTTGGTCCATATTTCGATTTGTAAGCTGCACTATAGTTTTTGGCATGATTTAGAACTTGTTCTTTTGTCCAGTAAAGGTATTGTTCGCCACCATTCACGAGCTTAAAATACGCAAGGTAACCGATAACTTCATTGCCGGTTCGTTCGCCATACTCCATTTCTCCGGTAAAGCGATTGAATTTCGTAATCTCGCCCTCGTAGACCTCATTAACCGTCATTCTGGTGTATTGGCCAGAGCGTAGAGCTAATTGAACGTATCCTTTTGCCCCCATCTGAAATTGAGCTTCTGTCACACCTTTGTTTTTATAGGGAATCACATAAGCAAATCCTAAGTTCGGGTCAATCGGCAAATCAAGAGCCGCCGCAGTAGCTGCCGAATTTAAAATTGTCATTGGAACAGCCTCTGATAAGTCTGTGTTATTTCGAGCCAAATTCATTACAGAGGCAATAAATTGATCTGCTCTTTTCCCAAGCATCTGTTCAAACCGAGCCTTTACATTCACGTTGTTAAATAGGCTAGTCACTGCCTTTAGTCCATCATTATTACCTGGCTGCAATTTGTTTTGAACCGTTGTCATTGTTCATTCCTCCTAAATTTGTATTGAATTTTCTCAGAATCCAAGAATGTTTTTAATTTTTTCATCTGCTCGGCTGAAGCCATCAGATTTAAAACACAAGGGTATAAGTCGTCATCTTCTTTGATTTCGGATACTGGCTCTGGTGCTTTTTCGCAAGGAACAGGCTCTGGCTCGGTTGGAGAAACTGCATTCCTCGCATTTTCTTCTGCCTGCTTCCTGTTCAACGCCAACTTTGTAATATGACCGGCCAACTCAACAAGAGGGATTTCGTCTATATTTAAAATCTCATCTGCCGTAATTGGAGTAATTAACCCGGCGATTTCTGATTGAGTTTTGCAAAACTCTATAGCCGCTTGCCGCTTTTCTTCTTTGAGTTCAACTTCTCGATCCATTGCTTTTTGAGCCTCTTGAAGCGTTAATGCTTTGCCACGAATCAAGGCTTCTACATCGGCTCTTTTGGCTGTCTTATTCGTCCACTTCTCATCAACTTCAATTTGACCGGCAAATTCAGGGCGAAGATTAAATTGCTCTGCAATCTTTGCAATCCACTCTTGAACTTTTTCTGCTGCCTCTTTTCTTCGGGCATCCTCGAAAACAGCAATTTGAGTGTCGATTGGTTTTTTAACCGAATGAAGTCCTTCAACTTCTGTCTTAATTTGGCTCTCAAATTCATCAATGGGTGCTTTCATTACTTTTTTTAGCTCTTTCCGGACTGTGTCAATTTTCGTAGCTTTCCCGCCAAGCTCCCTCGAAAGCTCTGTCATTTCTTTTAAATTTTCCTCAGTGACTACTAGGTTTTTGTTCGTTTCCCGAATCATCGCAACATAATTTTGGAGCGGCTTTGGATTCCAGAACTCGCTCAAAGATTTTTTCAAAGCATCTGCAACCACCGAAGGGTCAACTGATATTTCTAATTGCGGCAAGTTTCGATTTTCCATGTTTTTCCTCCTAAACGATTTTTTTATAAGCAGGCGGTTTCTGATTTTCAATGCTCTCCCAGAACTTCCGCTCCATTTCAACCAAGTTAGCGATTTCTTCTTCTCTTCCGGCTCGCTCCACTACAAATTTCCGAAGCCATGCGGCGGTGTCTGATTCTCCCCAACTCGGACGAATCCAGGCATATAAAATAGCGAAATCCGCTTCTGTTACGGCCAGGTAATGAAGAATTTGAAGGTAATAGGCTTGCGGTATCTGCTTTGTCCAAGACTTCAAGTTGTGAACTGTAGCAGTCTTGATTTCCAAAACCCCTTTTCTTCCATCCTCATCAACCAGCATTCCGTCAGTGTTGGCATACATGAAAGGATATTTTTCTGACCACTCCATTTCAACACCTGGAAGCACTTTGAATTCTGGATTGGCCAAAGCAAACATTTGAAATAACAGCGGCTCCATGTTCACTCCCAATTGAACCGCTTGCTTCTCCGATAAATCCGGTTCAGGAATCAAGCCCAGCTTTTCTTTATAAAGTGTTATCGGGTCTTTATAAAGGTTTACTCCGGCAATTACCGAAGCATCACTGCCGCCGATTCCATTCTTTCGGGCAGCGAGCCAGTCATTTCTGTTCATTGGCTTTGCTCCTTTTTGCTGCATTTTCTGGATTACCCATTGGCATTCTCGCCTTTGATGAAAAAGCAGGAGCATCGCCATCTCGTAGATGAGGTGGCAATGTTACTTTGGGTGTGTATCCATCCTTGTAGTGTGGACTGCGTGGGTCGTTGGAATATTTCCGCTCTAGCTCATAATCAAAATTCACGATCCCTTCGCCCCTTTCATCAGCTCTTCAAAAACCTCTGGCGGCAGATTCTCGATTATCATCTGCAAAGTTTCATTATCGGTAATCTCGCCGAGGTTCACGACTGTTACGCCACATTTTGGAGTAGGTTTAGAGTTATTTGGAGTTGATTTGGTTTCTATTTTTTTGGCATCTTCCAGAGCCACGATAATTGCTTTTGAAACTGCCAATACGTTGTCGTATCCCATTTTGTGACCGACTTCGACACAAAATTTATCATTCATCCATTCAACTGTAAATTTCACAATTTGACCTCTTTCTGCTCATCTGGTACAATGAGCTTGTTTCTGTTTCGCTCATTTTGAGCTCCGAGAGCCATCCTGTTACCGCAGGGTGGTTCTTTTTTTTATTAAAAAATTTAAATATGGTATTGTCTCCACCGGAATACTCAGGGCTTCCAGTGTAATCAAGATGCCTCTAACCACATCTACACGCAATTCGTTCTGATCTCTTTCGGGATCTCCCAGAACTTCAACTTCCACGACATTAAGCTGTGGTTTTCTACGTTTTTTATAACTGTTAATTCTTATAATTGTCTGCTCCATTACACCCTCCTATCCTGCCAGAGCAACCATGCTATTTATTAAGTCCAAAAACTGTGGGATTACTATTGAGGCCTGGCGGCAAATATTACTCAGCTCTTCTCGCCCTACCAAGCTGACCATCAGAAGGTACTTAGTTCCTAGCGATTGGTCTTTGTAGACCGACTTAGCTTTTAGGACGAAGTCCTCGCTTGGATTTCTTATGCCTCTTTCATAATCTCGAATCGAATCTACCGAAACATGGAGCATTTCTGCTGCTCGCTCTTGGGTCAATTTGGCATTTTTTCTACTGGTTTTTAAGTGCAATCCGTAGCACACATCCATTCTCAACACCTCCCTTCGATGAGATAATTAAGATGCTCCATTTCCTCCCCCTCTACTTCAATCTGTAAAACGACCCTTTCTTCTCTAGCTTCTTGCCCTTCCTGCTCTCGGCTTTCAGAACCGCCCTGATTGAAAACCCCACAGCAAGCAAGAAAACCACCACCGATGCCAACATCGTCTCGCCCCCTATTGCCCGATTAGCCCAGCTTGGTATAGCTGAAATCCGGTTATTGTGCTGTGAAGCATGTAGCCGCAGTAGAAAGCGACTGCCATACCGAAAAGTTGCTTTTGCTTTTTGCTGATTTTCACTTCAAGCCCACCTGCCTTTTTCTCTGAGATATTCAATAACTCGCTCCACCGTTCCATCTTGGAATTTTTCCCACGCTTTTTCAGGATCAACTCTCCAAGGTTTTCCAATTCTGAATCCGGCTGTATGCCCCATTTTGTCTAGCTCTCGCAAAATCCGAGAAGTTCGAGTTGTACTCCCAACTCTCCACAATTCGGACGTTTCAGCCAGACTTAATGCCTTACTAAATGTTGATGTTGGGATTTCCTTCTCCCTTTCCGGTTCAGGAATACAATCTTTTCTCACATACTCGACCCCGCTAACAACGAGGCTCTCCGGCATTTGCATTTCTTACCACTCCTTTCTTAGTGGCTCTGATTACTCTCTTTGTGATAATCCACTTCTGCACCGCATTGCGTGCAGTAACGTGGGACAGAGCCTTTTTCTAAAATTTCCTTGCTCATGCGGTCGGACAGCTTGTTCAAATAACCGCATCTTTCGCACTTGCCTATAAAAACAATTCCGCTCACTCCCTTGCTCCTTTCTTCATCCAAACTGTGATTACTAAAGACCAAACTCATCCTCTAAGCTATCGAGCAGGCATTCTTCAGAATCAACACTCAAAGTATTCTTGCTTGCCATCCTTGAAAACCTCACATCAATCACAGCCTTAATGCGACTCCATTCTGAATGTGTGATACCATCGAGGTTTTTCAACAGACTTTCAAGCTGTTGTTTTGTCATGACTTAGCCCCTTTTTAGTTGATTTGATATACTATCCTTATGAAAGGACGGTGCTTTTATGATTAAAGAAATTCTCCTTTTCTCTGTACAAGGAGTTATCGGCGGCTTGGTTGTTCTATGTGTAACTTTTTGGTATCAACACAGAAAAGAACAACGGAAACTACAGAATTACATAATGCTATTACTCCCTGAAATCCAGCTACACATACAATCATTTGAGTTCTTTTTCCACCCTGAAAAACCAGCAAGTTCACCAAAACTCAAATTTGTTTTCGATACAAATCAATGGGAATCATCGAAATACGTTTTAACCGCACTAGAACCAAAGCTTTTTCAAAATTTGATGATTCAATATCGTGGAATCGATGCTCTTTTGCTCAGTTATTCTCGCTACCCACAAAAATGGGGAAAAATCCGTTCCACAATGGATGATGATGATTTCGAGCAATCTGATCTTTACGAAGACTATCAATGCATCCTTGATTGCTATAATCTTTCGCACCAGAACTATTTCGCATTGAAAAAACTTGTGGACTGACTATCATGTCTGATTCGTTTAAAAGCCTCGGTTTTCTCATTCTGTATCTCCTTTCTCTGGAAGTTTTACTGGTTAAGTTAGGATTGCTGACAAATTTTCTTTGTCTGTTGCGGCAAAAAAAATTTCACTTACAGTACCGCCAGCATCGTTGGCTATTTTTTCCATCAAAGAGTAATCTCTTGGGCGGCTTACTCCGTTTTCCCAATTGAACCAGTTCTGCTGGCTAGTCTCATAAATCTTCGCCATATCTGCTTGAGATTTTTCGCCTCTAAGTTTAACAATTTTTTCACGAACAGTAGACATATTGCTCACCACCTTTCGACAAATTTATTTTGTATTTATATAGTATTACAAATTTATTTTGTTGTCAATATGTGTTTTGACAAAATTTTTACCCCATTTATCTGACAAACTTTCTTTGTTAAAATCAATCCAATAAAGAGGTGATATGATGGCAAGTTTTCAAACGAGGCTGAGAGAATTAAGAACTGCAAGAAAACTATCTCAACGTGAGATTGCTGCTGATTTTAAGATGCTCCAACAAACTTATCAATCTTGGGAAAAAGGCAAAGGCTCGCCAGATGATGAAACAAAAATCCGGCTTGCCGACTACTTCAATGTTTCGCTAGACTACCTTTTAGGGAACGACCAACCAAGCTCCCCTGCCGATTGGACTCAAATAGCAATATTGGGTAAAATCGTTGCCGGCACTCCAATCGAAGCAATAACTGACATTATCGGCTATGAAGAAATATCGCCTAAATTAGCCAAGACTGGCGAGCTTTTCGCCCTCCAGGTGTCTGGCGATTCGATGCTTCCGGATATTAAAGACAAAGATATTGTGATAGTCAGAAAGCAATCAGATGTGAATTCGGGAGAAATTGCAGTAGTTTTGGTTAACGGAGATGATGCCACTTTAAAAAGAGTCATAAAAAAAGACGATGGTATCGTCCTACAAGCGGACAACCCAGTCGTCTATTCTCCACAATTTTATAGCCTTGCGGAAATCGAAAATCTACCAGTTGAAATTCTCGGAAAAGTCGTTGAGCAAAGAAGAAAAAATTTTTAGGGGGGAACAACAATGAATGATGTTGAGTCTATAGCAACAAATCCAACACCGTGGTATTTCCGAGATTCCACCGTTATCGCTTTCGTTCTTGGCGGGATAGTTACTGCTGGAATATCATCTGTCATTGGGATAGTCCTCTTGTTTAAAAAAAATCGCAAATTATTGGATGAAAATAATGGACTAAAAGAAAAACTCTTTCATACGGATCTACAAAGCGAAAGAGAAAATATCCTGACTGAAATCAAACAACTGACCGAAAATGCTGATATAAAAAAAGCAGAGATTGAAAAAGAACTTGAAAAAGAAAAGGCAGATTTATTCGATGAGCTACGTCGCCTGAAAAACAACAGAGATGCCGAGCGTAATATGCTGATTGCAGAAGCTGCAAGCGAAGTGCAACAGCTAAATATCTCTAAAAACAACCTTCTACTCGCAATTACTGCTATTGAGAAAGATTTAACTGACAAAAACTGGGAACTTGAACAAAAGAAGAAAGATATCATTATCACGGATGAAAATATTCTTTTACAAGAATTCGGATTATATGAACCTCAATATGATTACTTAGATTTACAAAGCTTCAAAGACCGACTGAAAAATGTCAGAGATCAACAAAAGCAAGCCGTAAAATCTGCCGCAGAAGCCGCTAAAAAAACGACTTGGACTGTAAACGGCAAAGCTAGCGAAGGACGAAAAATGGTTTCGGATGTCACCAAACTTTTAATTCGTGCATTCAACTTAGAATGTGACGAGTTAATTGATCGCGTGAAATTCAACAACGTTGACACAGCAAGACAGCGACTTGAAAAAACTTTTGACGCGATTAATAAATATGGACGAGTTTTAGGGATATCATTGACTGAGAATTATTTGAGGTTTAAAAAAGAAGAACTAAACCTTTCTTATGAATACGCCGTGCGGAAGCAGCGGGAAAAAGAAGAACTAGCAGAGCAACGAGCTCGTTTGCGCGAAGAACAAGCCGCCATCAGAGAAATCGAAGCAATGAAGCAAAAAATTATTAAAGAAGAAACCCATTTCCAACAAGCTGTCGAAAAAGCCAAATTACAACTTGAATCTGCGACAGATGACGACACGAAAATAAACCTTGAAGAAAAAATTCAAGAGTTATTGGAAAAACTGGAAGCCTTGGAAAAAGACCGTCGAGATGTTGTGAATAGGGAACAAAACACCAGAGCCGGTTATGTCTATGTAATTTCTAATGTCGGAGCTTTCGGAGAAGATGTTTATAAAATCGGAATGACCCGCCGCTTAGAACCTTTGGATAGGGTCAATGAATTGGGTAGTGCAAGTGTGCCGTTTAAGTTTGATGTCCATGCTCTCATATTTTCAGAAGATGCGCCAACATTGGAGTCTGCGCTACACAATAAATTTGAAAATTTCAGCCTAAACAAGATGAATCGACGCAAAGAATTTTTCAAAGTTTCATTAGAAGAAATCGAAAAAGTCGTTCAAGAAAATCATGATAAAGAAGTTGAATTCAAGCACCTTGCCTACGCAGATGAATATAGACAGAGTTTGAAGCTTCTAAATTGATTTTCTTATTTTTCAGCCCCACCGCCCCGCCGCAGGGGCTTTTTCTTTACAGTTTAGGAGGTAAATATGAAACAATGGAATAAAATGACATCAGGAATTTGTGCCGCCATAGTCATTGCGGTAATAAAATTTGTTATTCTCGGCTCGTCCTCTTCCTCATCTTCACTTTTTCATCAACCACCGCCAGCAGAAGCTACTGGAATCGTCAAAGCTGTTCAGGTTAGAGTTTTAAAAGTTGTTGATGGCGATACAATCCATGTCAACTTAAATAGCACAGAGGAACGTGTCCGGCTCATCGGAGTAGACACTCCCGAAACCAAACACCCACAAAAGGGAGTAGAACCTTTCGGGCCAGAAGCATCTGAATACACCAAAGAAACTCTTGGTCGCAAGATGGTATGGATTGAGTTTGATGTTGGCCAGCGTGATAGATATGGACGACTTCTCGCCTATGTCTGGTTGGAAATGCCGGAAAGCGGAACAGATGAGGAAATCCGAGCGAAGATGTTTAATGCCCGCTTGCTGCTTAATGGATATGCTAGGCTAATGACGATACCGCCCAATGTGAAATATGTAGACCGCTTCAAAGAGTACCAGACTGAAGCTAGGGAGAACAAAATGGGAATGTGGGAAGATTAATAAATTGAGCCTGCAATTAGCAGGCTTTTTCTTTGGAGGTAGACTTCGTGGCAAGATCTAAAAAAGGCAATGGCGAAGGAACTATACGTAAAAAACTGGTTAATGGCAAAGAATATCTTGAGGGTCGAATCATGATTGAAGGGATTCGCTATGCCGTTTCTGGAAAAACAGAAAAAGAGATTCGCCAGAAATTCGCTCGATTAAATGTTCTCGGCCCACCTAAAAAAGTATCTGCCACGACTTTAAAAACATGGCTGGAGATGTGGTTAGAAAACGAGATTAAACCAACAAAAAAAGTATCAACTTACCTGAATTATAAAGGGTGCTTGAAGAGCTATATTTACCCACATTCAGAACATATATTACTTGAAAAATTCAGCCGTTCGGATGCCCAAAACTTGATTAATCACGCTATAAAAGAAACAAAGCTATCTCCTAGCACCGTGCGGAGAATCTATCTCATATTGAATGCGGCACTAAAACTGGCTGTAAAAGATGAAGTAATAAGCAAAAACCCAATGGAATACGTCAACATTCCAAAAATCGAAAAAAAGAAGATTGAAACGATTGGTCAAAGTGATTTGCAGAAAATTATCGAGTATGATACTTTCGGCGATCCAGTTGCAACCCTATCTCAAATTTTGCTTCTGACAGGCCTTAGGCGGGGCGAAGGACTCGGTCTAAAGTGGGAAGATATAAACTTCAAAGAAAAGACTTTGAGTGTACGCAGAGCAATTATTCGTGGCGATAAGGAATTGATTGTCACAACGCCAAAGAATAAGACTTCAATTCGTGAGGTTGCTCTTCCCCAAAAAGCAATCTCGATATTAAGAAGTCAAAAAAAATATCAAGCAGAGCAAAAGAAAAAGCTCGGTTCATTATATAAAAACCGTGGATTCGTTTTTACCATTGATGGCAATCCCATTCATCCCGATGCAGTTCGCAAAGGATTGCACCGCCTTCTAAACGCAGTCGGAGCTCCTCTCGTTCACGTTCATGCACTCCGGCATTCTTACGCGTCGCTGCTCTTTGAACTGGGCGAAGATAGCAAAGTGATTCAAAGCATACTTGGTCACTCTTCAATCAAAACCACACTTGATATCTATGTCCGGATAAAAGAGGAAACAAAAAAAGAGGCTGCCGATAAACTCGACAACCTTTTAAATCAGTCTGATAAATAATTGGGGAAATAATTGGGGAAAAGCAAAATAAAAAAGCTCCGGCAAAACTGCCAGAGCCCTTGATTTTAAATGGTGGACGATGACGGGATCGAACCGCCGACATCCTGCTTGTAAGGCAGGCGCTCTCCCAGCTGAGCTAATCGTCCGTGAAGCACTTACTTATATTAAC